CCTGTTACTTTTAAATGCAACTTGTGAATACTTGTTCTTGCATTCATTAATTCAGTAGCACATGCTGAAACCATTGTATCTAGTGAACTACCACCTACACTTGCATTTTTAGTAGGTTGAGGTTTAACTTCTTCAATTTTAAATTGAGGTCTACTGATTTTTGTAGTATCAGGATTTCTTTTTAACATTCTGTTTTGTTCCATTATAATAAATATTAATTGTTTCTTTCTGCTGTTTCTGTTCCTCTAGAGAATTGATTACCTGATTCAATATCACCAGCAAGTATACTAACTGCTTCATCAATTAGTAATTCAACTATATCATCTTTAAATTCACAATTTACATTTGTAATAGTTTCTACACTAGTGTAAGGATCTATACATCCTTGTATCTGGATTTTTATTGGTTGTCTATAATATGTAAGACTACCAGAACTAATATCAAAATCATTATTTGTATACACATTGACTCTATTATTTTTTAAAGTTGCAAATGTTTCAGCCCACTCAAAACTAGGTTTTTTAGCATTATCAAATAGTAATTGATTTAAGTTGCCCTCTTCTGCAAGATACACTGACATTCTTCTATCATCACAACATCCTTTTTTAGCTTGAATATCTACACGTTTCCATTGTAAATAATCAGGAGGTAAATCAGAATAAGAAGATATATCAGATTTAACAAATGGTACGCTAATAGTATCTAGTAATATTTGTAAGTCATCTATTCTTCTAGTAGACTGCTCATCACCTTCTTTTACAATATTGATACCATGAAGTTGTCTTCTGATCCATTCAACTTGGGCCTTATTAAAAGACTCTACTACTTGCCAACATTCAATGTTGTCATAGTCTTGGCTGTCCAATTTGTTAAGACGTTGTTTTACTTTTATAACTATAGTACTATTAAGCATCTGTTATTTTTTTTTAGAAGCATTACCAATATTGCTTTTCATACCACCAATAACTTTTTTAACATCATTTCTAGATATATTTTTTACAGTTACTTTTGGTTTAGCACCATATACTTTTTTATCAATTAAATCTACAGATGAGTTTGTTAACTTAAAAGACTTTTTACCTTTTGCATATCCTGTAGTATCCATAGATTGTGTAGTTTCCATAGCAGGTTTTGATGAAACATCAGGAAAAGTTTTTCTTGTACTTTTTACAGTACCATCTGTTGTAGCTTTATATTCTTTAAAATTTTGAGTATTATTTTTATAATAAGCATCTTTACTAGATTCTTTTATTTTAACACCGCCAGTCTGCATTTTTTTCATAGAAGATTTAACTACTACATCTCTAGCTTCATTAGCTTTTCTAAATGCAGTTATTGGATGTTCTTTAGTTACTCCACCTTTTTTATATCCAAGTAAAGTTTTTGCTCCAGATTTAAGTCCAGCATAAAAAGATGTTGGACCTGTATAATTAGGATATCTTTTTTCAATTGCATCATCAACATTCTTTGCCATTTTACCAACTGCTTTATAAGCTTGAGGTATTGGAGTAGTTTTAAATCCAGCTTTAAATGATGTTTTATCATCAACTTTTTTAACTGTTTTTTTTGCACCACCTGTTTGCATTTTTTTCATAATATATAAATTTTAACAATTCCACTTTCTCAAAGCAAGAGTTTTTCTTGTTGGTTCTCCATTTGGTTTTTTAGCAGGACCTGGCATCCCTGACATTCTACTACAGAAGCTCTTGCGTCTCTTAGCATCTTTACTATCAGGATCTAACTTAGAAGGTTTAGTAGTAACAGCCATCTTAAGTTTACTTCCAGGATTAGCAGCTCTATAACTTGCTACTCCTTTAGCATTTAAACCACCTGTTTGATTTTTACCTTCCTTACGTGTCCAAGCAGGAGTACTACCTCCACTTTTCATTTTGGGCATTTTATCATTCTTTTTGTGCCAATCCTTTTCAGCTTTAACACCTTGAGCAACAGTTTTAGCTTTAGCAGTTCTAGTTAAGCTAATAGTATCATATGAACCTTTATTTTTATTTGTATGATTCACCATAATATCACCAACTTTACCTTCACCTCTTTTAGTAGTCTTTTTATATACTACATGCTTTTCAGTACCTATAGTAAGTTTAACTTTATTTGCCATGACTATACATTTTTAACTCTTCTACCCATACCTACTTTAGACTTTTCAGCTTTCTTTGCAGCTAGTTTAGAAGGAGTAAGTTCATACTTAGTTTTAGGTGTATCCTTAGATACTTTCTTGGTTGGCCGGCAGTATTCATTTTTACCACCAGCCCCACAAGCTTTTCCTGATTTTGTATCTTGCCACTTTTCTGCTTGCCATCTTTTTAAGTCTGTCCCAGCTTTTGTTTTTTTAACAACACCAGAACCTTTCCTACATTTAGCAATAGCTTGAGAAGCTCTTGCTGAAGGAAACACAGCATACTGTGCTTTTACTTTAGAATAACATGCATCTTTTGGCATAACAATTATTTTACTTTTTTAAGTCTAGGATTTGCAGCTTTAGCTTTAGCACTAGCTTTTCTAGTTGATGCAGCTAATATAGCTCCAGCAGCTTGTTTACTAATTCCTTGTTTAGCAGCAATACTAGATTGTACTGATTTAAAACCTGGATGAGCAGTACCTCCTTTGGCCATTTTTTTATTTTTCATTTTAGCTCCAGAAATTCTATCAGCAGCAGTTGGTTTAGGATTATTATCTATACCCGCTATAATAGATAAAATACCAAATGGACTAGTTCCACCAGATTTCATCATAGGTTTTCTTTCAGGAGCACATGCACCAGAAGCAGTTCTTACTTTAGTATTTTTGCAAGAAGTCTTAACTGCTCTATTAGTATTAGCCATGACTATTTCTTTTTAGATTTAGTAACTCCACCCATTTTTTTAAATGTAGTTGTTACAGATCTGTTAGAATTTGCTCTAGGTTTTGTTACATATGTTTTTTCAGTACCATTTGTTGTACTTTTTACTGTACTGCCAGGTTTATTAGCATATTTTGTAACTTTTTCCATAGCTTCTTTTTCAGAAACATTTTTAGTTTTACCAAACATATTTGTTTTTGTAGAACTTGTTCCACCAGCTTGCATTTTATTTACTGTTCCACCTTTCTTAGCCATTGTTGGTTTTTTCAGTAATCTATCAGGACCACCCATTGGAATATAACTGTCAATTATTTTTCTTGGAACTGTTGTTTTCTTTTGTACAACTGTTTTTTTAACTACAGGTTTTTTAGGAGTTGTACTCATTTTAGGAGTTGTACTCATTCCACCTACTTGCATTTTTTTAACTTTAGTCATGTCATTTGTTTTTTTATTTATATTTACTGATCCGCCTTTTCTACCAAATCCCATTTGAGAAGAAGTCCCCATATTTTCTTGAGGTATACCATATAATTGTACTGGAGCTTTTTTTACTGCAGATCCTCCTAATGCCATTTTTTTAGTGCCTCCACATTTAGCACATCCTATCTTTGCCATAATAATTTATTTTAATATTATTAACACTTTTTACCTTTGGTACCTCCCATTTTCATCTTAGGAGATGGCTGTGGTTTGTTTACTTTTCCTGGAGTTTTTCCACCTGGAGTTTTTAATGCATACACTGGAGAATTGGTTCCACCTACTCTGCCTGTTGCTCTTTGTTGTACATTTACTTTTGCGTTAGCCATGATATATAGTTTAAAAAAGTATACCAGAATTACTGGTATACTCTAGAGTTATTTACATATTCCACAGTTTTTCAACTTGTGCATTTAAATCCTTTAGTATATCCTCATTTAAAGGGTTTTTTAAGAACTCAGTTACATCAGCAACATTTCTACCAAGTAAACTATTTGACTTAGTATGATAGATGTGTCCATCTGACTTATTAATAATATACTTAAAAAATATGGAATCTTTGACAATTGCTTTAATTTTTAATGTTTCCATATCTAAAGCAGCAGCTTCTAAGAAACCTTTTGCAGCTCTTTCTTTGTTTCCTTCTGTACCTTCACCATTAATATGTCTATCCATGTTGTCATAGATAACATCATTAGGTGTATGTTTTTTATACTGTATACTTGCAGTATCAACAGATTTAGCAATGTAGAATAATTTAGTACTATTTTTATCAAATAGTTTTTGTAATTCAGCAAGTGCTTTATTTTTAAGTTTTTTGTATTCAGTTTTAATTCCACTAGTTTCTGTAACTTTATCTAAATAAAATTTTGGTGGAACTGCTTTTGATCTAGCATCATCATAACTTCTTGATATAAGAGAAAATCCTCCAGCTTCAACAGCATATAGTTTAATTCTATCATATGGATTAGCAGGATCTAGATATACTGGATCATTACCACATGACATATTTATTTTATTCCAAAATTCTTTATTACTTGGGTTAAGTAACTTGATATCATTCCAGAATGTTGGGCTATCAATATCTACTACATTAGCTGCTAATTCTTTTTCTAATTCAGCTACTGCAATTCTGATCTCTCTAACTTTTGCAATTCTTTCATCTGCTGGTAATAATTTAATCTCAGGAGCAAATTCATTTAATCCTGTTACATATCTTACTACTCCATTTTGTTCTAAGCAAGCTAATTGCTCATAATGTTTAACACCATCAAATAATGATTGGCCATAATGTTCTAATCCCATGTTTGACATTGAGTTGTCAAAATAAGGTTTAACAGAGATCTTATTACTCTTGTTAACGTTTAATACTTCTACGTGTGTAAAATCCATTTTGTGTTGGTTTTAAAATGTTTATAATTGTAAATATAATAAAAAAGGAGGAGTTTTATCCCCTCCCTTTCTATTTTCTAGTTTGACATATTAGAATGATCCACCTGTGATTGGATTTCTCATAACAATTTTCAATACTTTAGTTGGATCTTTAACCCAAATAGCTGGCATTGTTTGAGACATCATTACACGGTATCCGTTGAATTGTCCAGAAGACTGGAATCCTTGAGATCTACCCATGTAATCCATTGTACCATTTTGGTACCACCATTTCAATTGATTATCCCAAGATAATTTCAACATGTAAATGTTGTCATTAGTGTTATCTGTGATATCAAAGATAATGAATGAATAAGAAGATAATGGGAAACCATCAATAATAGGATTCTCAATATCATTAGTATGAACATTATCAAATGCAGGATTCAATACAAACTTAACATTAGCCAAGAATGGAATAACGTAAGAAGTGTAAGCAAATCCAAAGTTTAAGTCCATACCTTTACCAGTGATAGCACCAATATCAGCAGCTTGAATCAATAAACCTGAAGAAATAGCTTCTTGTTTAATTGCTTCATTAACCATACGCATACCACCCATACCTGTTTGAACAACAAGTTGACGTTTAGGATCTGGTCCTTGAAATTCAACTTTACCATTAAAGAAGTTATATAACTCACCTCTGAATAAATCCAAGTTAAAGTTATTTTTGTTATAAATTCTTTTGAAAGAGTTGTCTAACTGTTTCCACAAACCTACAGATAATCTTACATCATCTGGTCCGTCTTGACGTACTCTACCCCCGTGTCCCCACATAAGGTAAGTCTCAATATCAGATGCAATCTTAGTTAAGTGAGCAGCTTCCATGTTTGTCAAGAAAGTTCTTGATAAATCACCATTGTCAAATGCTTTTTTAACTGAGTCTTTACCCATTACTTTAACCATATCATCCAAAGATGAAATAGATGGATCTAAACCTTTCAAGTGAGATCTCCAGATTTCAGTTACAGGAACTGTACCATCTGCATTCATACCACCTTTGATCATTAAATCTGCTCTAGAAGAGATAGAGTAATGAACGTGAGCTTCAGCACCACCAACAAAGTTGTAGTACTCACGGAATCCTGTGTTAGTTTGGATGTCTGAGAATCTCTCACCATACTCACCTCTAGCAGAACCTTTACGGAATACTTTAGTACCATTAGCTAAATAAGCATTATCAATGTACTTGTAGTTATCATTGTTAACTAACTGTACAGTATAGATAAAACCATCACCAATTGGTAAAATGTCTTCAGCAGTAATGTACATCTCACAACCGTTGTATTTGTCATAAGTGATGATATCACCATGTCCAAATTCACGCTTGTTCAACTTGATCTTGAAAGTAGTACCTTCAATACCTTTTGCTGAATTTGCTGGCTCAATGTCTTCAACAATGTAAGGAAGATCAATTGATACTGGAGTTTGCCATTTATACTCACCACGTGCGTTATCTACATTGATAACATTTTTTCCACCAAAAGAAGATAACTGGTATAAAGGCATTTCAACTTTTTGAGCCATAGCCCATAAGTCTACCGGACCTAAATCCATTGGTTCTGCATCTTTTAGCATGTTTTGTAAATGGTAAGAATCTACATGTGAACTAGCATTGTATGCCGTATCACGCAAGAAAATCCCATTATTTAATACTGGAGTTGCCATTTGTATTTATTTATTTGTTTATTTATAATACTTTTTTAAAATCTTTTAAACATGTTGTTACCACCTGTTCTTGAGACTGTGTTGTTTGATCCTGTTTTTCTAGTCTGTGCTCTCTCTTCATGTGGAATAGATGAAGCAATTTTTTTACCTTCTTCAGTCTTTAACATTCTTACAGTTTTTTCAGTAGCAATCTTAGTACCTTGATCTTTAATCTTATTTTTATACCCTTCTGGATCTGCTAATAGCCAAAGAGCTTCAGCAATAAGATCATGTCTTGGTTCTACAAACTGATACTTTTCTAATAAGTGTCCAAGTAAGTTAGTAGGTTTACCTGATATAGAAGGATAAGCTGGTTGAACTAATCCACTGTATAACATGTTTTGTACTTTCTTATCTAGTTTAACACCATCTAATTCACCTACTGATAATACGTTATATACATTATCTGTATATACTTTAGCAGCTTGTACTTGTTGTTCTTTTTTGTTTTCCTGTTCAGCAAGTTTTCTAGATACAATCTCTTCTTGCATTCTATCTAACTTAGGTTTAAACTGTCTAGCTTTTTGTCCTAACTTATCTACATCTGCCCAGTCTTCAATCTCTGACTCTATTTCTTCTGGTGTACCAAAATTAGTAGCATAAAGATATTGTCTTGCAATTTCTGCTTGATGATTCTCATCATCTGCATCAAGTTCAAATACTTCTTCTACTTGAGCAAGAGTTCTGAATAAACCTTTAAGATCTTGTCCACCATCTGCTACATACTTAGCTGCAGTTTTCAATTCATCAGGTAATGCATTAAAGAAATCTTTAGGAGCTGCCTCTTTAATCTTTCTTTCTTTCTCTTGAAAGTTGGCTTCAAATAACTCTCTAAAGTCTTTAGTAGTATAATCTTCTAAATCTTTATCATCATCAAATCCAAATAGAGTACCCTCTTCTATCATCTTAGCTGCTAACTCATGAAGACCTGACTTATCTATCTTTGGTCTTCCTTTGTTACCTGCATCTTCTTCCTGAGCAATAAGTCCATCTAACTCATCAATAGTTTCTTGGACTTCTTCCTTAGTAATAGTTTGCTCTGCTGTATCTGGTTTACTTGTTACACCAGTTTTACTGTCAAGGAACTCATAATCAGTTTTTTTATCCTTAGTAAAAAGAGATTTCTTTTCCTCTTCTTCTTCTTCTGGTAGCATCACGTTTTCTGCTCCAGGCATTCCAAATAATTCATCCAAGTTTACATCTACTTGTGATACGGTAGTGCTTTCTTGTGTTGCTTGTTCTTCAGTATTCATATGTTGGTTTTTATGTTACTATAAATAATATAGTTATTTTAATGCAAATAAACTTCTAAAATTTAGAATAGTGCAATTTTATTTTTTCATTTTTGGCATTATATGGCTAACTATTATTTTTTGTTATCAGATTTTCCTTTAACATCATATTTATTTTTGTTTTCTCTGGCTACTTGTAATTGTTTATCAGCAATATTTTGTTGAACCATAAGTTTTTCTCTTTCTAATTCTGCTTTTTGATTATTGCTAGAAGTCCTATTAGATTCTTTTTGTCTCTCTAAACTCATTTGACTAGTAAACTGTTCTGAGTTTTGTATCTCTTTTAAAGTATCATTGTAATCAGATTGTTGATTTTGATTAATATCTTGTGTAGCACCAAACCCAGCGGACCTAATTTCAGCAACAAGTATATCTCTCTGTCTATCTTTCTCTCCTTTAATGTCCTCAAATTCTCTTTTAAGTTTTTCATCTTGAGCTTTTGCTTGTAATGCTTGATCTTGCATATCTTGTTGATGTTTCATTTCTGCATCTTTCTGTGCTTTAATTTTTTGCTCAGAATCTTTAAGCACACTGTTTAATTCAGATATACTTTCTGATTGCATTAATTTTCCTAAGTCATATATTGAAGCTCCTGTAGTATTATTAGATATAGCCATGTTTTTCAATTGCTCTAATACTGCTCTATAGTTGGCTTTAGTAGTTGCAAATATATTAAGATCTCTCATTAATAAATCTGTACCATTAATCTGGAAGTTTACTTTTTCATCTGCAGAAGTCATATATGATAATCTAGCAGAAGGTTTAGTAGATTGATAAAACTGTGCAAGATCTGTTCTCATCTGATGTACTCTTGGCATTAAGTAATCTGAGTGTTGTATAAAGTACATTTCTGTTTGAGCATAAGATGATCCAACTGCTTGTTCTACACCTGTTGCAGTTTGTTGAGATAACTGTTGACCCATTCTTTGAGGATTAATACCTATAACTTCATATGCTTGTTGTTTCATATATGTAGCTAATTGTATTCTTGACATCAACCTGTTAGTCTGTTCTAGGTCTAATTTCTGAAAGTGTTGGAAGTTAAGAGCATTCTCTGTATTAGTAATACTGGTATCTAAAGGAAGCATCTGAAAATTCTTCATTGCTACATAAGCTTTAGCTAAATTGTTTTTACCCCAGTCTTCACCCATAGAGTGTCTTGGTAATGCATTCTGATCTAATAAGATAACTGTACCTAATTCATCTACTAAAATATCTGCTATTTGATTATTGACAATGTTATATCCTATTTGAAAAGGTTTCATTAAATCTATTAATGCAGTTGACTTAGTATTTCTATCTGAGAATACTGCACCTTCTACTGGTAGTTTACATCCGTATAAACTATTATCACCTTTAAATTGAAATCTAAGTGGTCCTATGTTTTGTTTATCAATACCAATATATAAAGGAGTAAATCCACCAGGGTTATTCATACCCCAGAAAGAAGGAATGTTTGGTCCAACTTTAATACCACCCCATACCTCATTAATCCAAATCCAGTCTATATGCTCACCATATACAATATTGTCTTTAGTTTTATTTTTAAAGAGTCTTGTATCATACACGGGTGAGTCTGTTACTTTGTAGTCTTCAGTAATAATTTCTGTAATTACTTCACCTGAGTCAGTAACTTTAGTTAAGTGACCTACTTTTCTTTGAGATTTCCAATATGCTGTAGTTACTCTTAATAAATATGCAGTACCTTGATCATAATAATCTTCTCCTTCTCTAAGTATATAATTAACAATGTCTCCTCCGTTGAATATACTATTAGCTGCTGCAGTAGAATATTGTCTAAATCCTAATGAAGGCATGTTAGTATTCCATTCATGTGATTTAGTAGCATCATAAAATGATCCGTCATTTTGAGTACCACCAATGTTATATCCTGCTGATCTGATAGGATAGATAGCTTCTAATGATGCCATCTGATCTTCATTCATCATATATCCATACTTATCAATAACATCTGCTACAGTTAACATGTCAGTTTTACCAACCCAATTAGATTGAGATATATATCTTGCATCAGGAGACTTGTGATAAAATGTAAGTACAGGATTCCATAATTCTACATCATAATCATCTTCCATCATACGCATATGCCAGAACTCTCTGTCTGTAATAAGCATATCTCTAAAACCTCTTTCTTCTAACTCATCCATTCTGAATCTTTCAGTATCTACTTCATGTTGATGAGAAGCCCATTGTTCTACTATAGATCTGTAATCCTTTTTAAAGAATTTTTCTATTTCAGGTAATGTTTTAAGTTTTTCTGGATTTAATTGTTCTTGTGCTTCTGGAGATTCTGGATTAAGACCTTGCTCAATTAATGCAGATGTTATCTTCATCTGTGCATCTTGCATTAATGTATCTTCTACCATTTGTCTTTTTTGCTCCATCATATCATTATATGATCCTTCATCAACAGCACGGTATGTTAACTTACTTGATCTTTTAGCAAATTCAGCTACAAGAACATTAATTACATTAGGTATAATTGGATAAAATTTAAGTTCAAGTGCAGAAGAATCTTCTTTAGTAAGAGTTTCAATTATATCTCTATAATCATTATCTTCCTCTACAATGTAATCAGACTTATCAATAACACCTTTAGCTAACTTATAATTTTTCATTAACCTACGGGCATTTCTTTTAATCTGTTTAAGACCATTCCACTCTAACCAGTCAAGATTCCAAGCTGCCCACTTATCATCTTTTTCTGCTTTAGGAATAAACTGTAAAGGTTGAGTTATACTACCTAACCTGTTATGTTCTGTCTTTGCTCCTTTTTTTAACTGTAGTGCATTATATACTTGCATATTCTTTTATTTTAAATTTTTAAATGGTGATCTGTTAAATTTTTGATTTTCACCTAATCCACTTCTACCCATATGTCTAAAAGGACTACTCTTTAAGGTATACAAATTTTTTGAATTTTCCAATTTTTTACTTGCTTCATCTCTCACAATTCTTTTTGTGTAACCCATATTAGCTTGTTGGATTTTAAGAAATGAAACTAATGCAGAAAAAGCTACTAACCTATCCACGTTGAGTCCATCTTGATAAGCCTGCATTTCCCTCAGTAACATTATATCCGGTATTCTTTCTACACCATAATGTATCTTTACAGTAGTACCATCATCTTTCTGTATATGATCTATCTCTTCAGTTAAGAAATCTTGAGTATAACTGATCATATGGTTCTTAAATAGTACACCTGTATTTCTCCATCCGTATTCCTGGAATACATTTGCATTAGATCCTAAATCTTTTAAGAATACTATTTTGTTTCTTGGTACTAGATATCTTTGTTTTTTTCTTGCAATCATGTGGTTTATAAATTGAGATATATTATTCTCTACTATAGTCCATGCATTATACCATTCAATTATTAATTCTAGTCTCTCATGTGTTTTATTAATATCATCAAATCTTCCACACCATGCTGCTACAATTTTATCTCTTTCTATAAATGTCTCAGCCTCACCATTAGTAACCTTAGTTACTTCAACTGGAGCTTTCATTATATATATAGAACATAGTGAGTCTGAGGTAGTTGTCTTTCCCTCTGCAACAGGGTCAATACTGCCATAGTACATACCAAATGTAGGATCTGGTACTGGTCTTTCCCATACTACTAACGTACCTGTTTTATCTTCTGTCTTCTTAGATATAGGAAACTCAGCTATTGGTAATTTATTAGTAGCTTTTACTTTTACTTTACCGGTTTCATCTCTAGATATATCAAGAAACTCTGAAGAGTATTCTTTTTCTTCTATTCTTTTTATCTGAGCATTTACAAGATGTGGTGGGAATTTAGCCTCTTTTCTAAATGCAAATGCCTCTTCTATATTTCTTGGATGCTGAGATACCTCAAGTTGATAATCTTTAGGTTCTTTATTTTTCTTAATTTCCTCAAAGTATTCATCTAAAGCAATTAATGCTTCTTGGACAAGTGAATTACCATAGTCATCTATATATGGTGGCATAGACCACTGTTCAGGTATAAACAATCCTGATTCTCCCCATGTATTATCTTTATCTATTAGATTAGTTTTAACTGGATATATATCATTACTGGCTGGATCAAGTATCATTTTCTTTAAAGGACCACATTGATCAAGATCCCCTACTGATCCCGCAGCAATAAATAATCCTGTAGTAATCATACCAGACTTAAGTGCTGGTTTAATATATCCAAAGGTTGTATCCATCTTGGGAGCAATTCCTGCTTCCTCATGAAAGAAGAACTTAACCGGACCCCCTACACCATTTGTTGGATCTTTCTCAAAAGACATACCTTGCATAGTACCTTTAAGTCCTATTTCAGCTTTTCTATCTCCTTTTCTTATCTCAATTTTTTGTTGCCACATCATTACCTTGTCTGGAGACATAGGTCTATACCATGCAGTATGTTCATTTAAGAATGCTGCATACTCAGATAAGAATTTCCAGGTACCTTTTTCATTGATATAATCTTTAAGTGACGCACCCATTTTTAAAGTAACCCCAGCTTCAAACCATAACTGATTAATAAGTTTACCTGCATGAAAGTATGAACTAGCTATCTGTCTTTTTTTAAGAATAGCTACGTGCATGTAGTTTATTTCTGCAAGTATCTCATATAAGGCCATGTGATATTGTGCATCTCTTATCTTAGCAAATCCAAACTTTTGCTCCTCCTTATCAAAAATAGGTAAGAAGTTTAACCACATATAATAATCTCTTGTAAGGAACCAAGTTTTAGATCCTGATTTAATTATTAAACCTAATCTGCATTTAGCTTTCTGGTCATCCCAATAATTAATAAAATCTTTAGATTTAAATGGAGCTACACAATATACTTTTTCTATATTGAATTTTGTTGACTCAGATATAAATACTTTATTGCTGACATCATCAAACTCATATTCACCGGGCTCTTTAAATAATGCAAACACAAACTCACCAAATTCTTTTCTTGTATCAAAAGATGTAGTAGTCCATGTTCCATTATCCCAGGTGGGAATATCCGTGTACATATTTTCCATAATTAACTATCATAAGATAAACCAATTCCTCCTCTAACTTTACTAGATTGCTCTTCCTGTAAATCTTTATATACTCCTTTAAAAGAAGCTCTAATAAGATCAAAGTTTTTTGCTGCAGCTACAAGTGAGTTTATATTACCATCTCTTCCTGCAGTAATTGGAGTAGTCTCCATATATCTAGCTAATCTATCTAACATAGATGCCATACCTTTATATGCTCTATATGTAGGAGTTTCATATAATCTTTGACAAAATACTAATGCTTGATGTATTGTTTTATCCTCAGTAGAAAATTCAGCTTTAATCTCAGCTAGAATTAAATCTTCTTTATCTATCTCTGGTGTGTGAAAAAATGGATTCATATCAGGATTAGGACATGTCATATAAAACAAGTACTGGTATATCTTAATGTAGTTTTCTGGATATTCATCCATAACATCCTTAAGTGCATGTAGTGTATAACAATGTTCAGTTGGTATTACTACATTATTTTGTACATCAAATAGTTTTATTAACATGTTTATAATGATTTAATTATAGCTATAACTTCTTCTTTTAAATATGGTATCTCCATTGGTATTACTTGTTTAATTTCCGGATCTCCTTGATCAGTATATTTAGTAATAGGATACCCCCATTCATCTACTCCATCTAAGTCAAATGTAACATGATGTATAAACAGTTTACCTGGTTTTAATTTTGGGTTATGTTTCAACATAATATACATATATATACTTAATTGTAGTGCATAGTGGTTAAAATTACAATCATCCAAATGTGATACAGGGTCCTGTAATTTGTCACTAATCCCATCCCAATCCTTATATGATTCAACATCAATCTTCTTATTTGTCTTATAATCAATGATATTAATTTTATCATTAACTACTTCTACTAAATCTGATTGACCACATATACCTGCAGACTTTAAATAAACCATATGTTCAGGATATACACCTTGTTCTAATTTTTGAGAAGGAGCATACTTTAAATTGTTTACTTCAGGTACCGGAGTTATTATTGGTATTATCACACCATCTACTTCTAATGAAGATAGACTGCATAGATCTGATTCTCTTTGATTATGATAAAAGGTCCCTAATGATGTAGCTCTTAGTGCTTCATTATCCCAGATTTCAATTATTTTTTCTGGTGCTATACCAAACCATTTTGATTTTTTTTGTTTAGAGCATTTAGCAGCTATTTTAACTTTATCAAATGGCTTTTTTAATTTTGATATAAGACTTGTTACACTAGTCCATTTGATAGATTCTTCACCTTCAATACTAGTATAACTATGGTCATCTGCTTTAAATACTATACTCATAATTGTGCGTTTTCTATAATTGTATCAGCTAAAATAATTGATGCTTCATCATTTGATGCCAACATACTTTTAATATTATTAACTTCTTCTTGAGTAAATTTACCTTCTAATCTAAGTATACTTAATGATAAAAACTTATTTTGAAGTTCTAATTTTTCTATTTTATTTAATAATACCTCTGTTGGAATATAAGCACTTTTATTACTACTTGTTATTTGACTCCATATAACATTACTTGTATCAGGAGCAGCACTACCAATATGATTAGGTGCATATAGACCTTGTGCTGTTAAATTTGTTTCAGTTGTCATAATTATAATTTTTCTAGTTTATCTTCATCTTCTTCTGTGATAACTGCTTTCCATCTCAAGTCTGGACACTCTGATGATAATGATCTTGTTTTAAATGTAAGTGAGCAGCCACATAAATTACAACATGGTTGCGTCCCTGGCATTACACATGATGAACCTTTAGTATCTTTTCTTACACACATATTACATAATTCCATTCTATCTGCTGCAATCTTTTCTACAAAGGCATCTCTTATTACAGAATTTTTAATACCCTCCATAATTTGCTTTCTATTATGCCAAATCTTCTCCAGTTTTCCCATCTGCTTTGTCTTTTAAAAATTTATCTTTAATTTCTTTATCTGCTTTTAGCATTTTATCTGCTTTCTCCAATAATATAACTTTAGCCTCTATTCTTTTCTTATAGTTATAATTGGCCATAGTATCCGTATTTAGTGTTTCAATACTATTATGATACTTATCCAAGAGTGCAGTAACTAATCTAGGTTTAATAGACATGATTCCTAAACCATCTAAGTTTATTCTGATATGATTTAACTCAGTTAAGTTTTTTCTTATCTCTTTATAGTAGAAAGTCATAAAATTATCTACAAGTGTTTCTGAGATATTTAAATCTTCAGCAACTTGTTTGTATAATGTATTAGGTTTTTTTGGGATCATCTTCCTAAAAATTTATAATCTAATAATATATCTCCTTCTGTTTGTACTTGCAAGGTAGGATTTAATCTAATGAGTTTTTTATCTACATCATCTTTAATTACTAACATTGTTTTCATTGCTTTATTAACTGCATTTCTAACTGTTTGTGGTGACTTAAATATCATCTGTTCTTCAGAAGAAGCATCATAACAAAAATGAGTTAATTCAATAGGTCCTGACATGCTCAACAATGTTAAACAGTTTAAGTCAGAATCACTCACCACTATATGATTAATATAGCAGTGAGATAATATCTGAAACTTAACAATTTCCCATTTTGGCATTACAGCACGTTTCTGTACTTGATTTACTAATGCCATAAGTTCCTATTGAGTTTTAAGTTTTCTTTCTTGTTCTGGTTTTGGTGCATCTAGATCATCTTCACCTTCAGTAGGTGGATTCATCATCATTGCAAGTTGATAGTTAATACTTGTTCTTTTGAATCTAGCCTCATCAATATCACATAGTACTTTCTCATACTCTAGTTGTGCTGTTAAATAAGGAATTGATTCTGTGTAAAATTTAAGCATATCAGCCTTTCTTTCTGCTAATTCTTCTGCTGTTAATTCTACTTCTTCTTGATGTTGGTTTTCTTTACTCATGATATATATTTTAAAAGTTTATACAAATATATACAAAATAAGTTTAAACTTATAGTATTTAAAATAAAAAACTCAGGTATGTTATTTACCTGAGTTCTAAATTATAGATTAGTAGTAGTTATCTATTTTTGATTGTAAAGTTTAATATAGTCAGCATATAAAAACTTCTATCTATATCAAATTCAATAGTAAAAAAGTCTAAAACTCCAAGACGGACTCTTATACACACTTTATCCCATTGTTTATTTTTTATCTTCCAAGCATTTCTTAATTTCATACTGCTGCTATATCTTTAGATTCTATTAATGTATAGGTAAAATGATTACCGTGTATCTTTGCTGCTAGTTTACAAATCTTCATAAACTCATCAAAGTCTTTTACTCTTTTAAATACTTGACATCCTTCTGACCAGTTTTCTACCCATGTAGAGTCTTGACCTGCTTTGTGAATATTAATACCAAACATACCATTATCTCTAGTTATTTCATCAAAGGTCATGTCTTTATTATTATCTCTAAAAACTGCTACAGTACCGTTTCTTTGACATAAGGCTTCATATTTACCTTGGTGCTTATCAATAGACCACACACCTCTATATTGTCCAGGAATAAGTCTTGCTACACCTTTAGAATTGCTATACTGCATTACACCCTTTTTACCTGGCTCAGTTGTATTCATCCATTCATGATATTGCCATATGCCTTTAGCATCTTTATATGATATTGTAATAATATCATCAAATACATTAGTAACTTTTTTACCAGTAGAACTATTACGTACTCCTACTATATTAACATCATAGCTTTTGTTTGCTACATCATCAAACCACTTGTAGCCTTTAGAGTTAATAGCATTTCTAATTTGACTTAAAATCATAACCTATTATTTATTGATTAAACTTGATTATAAAAATACAAATTTAAATTACAATTTCATAAAAGAAATTAGCTTTACACCATTCATAAAGATCTTGAGGTGAAAACTTATATGCTTTTTCTACTCCATATATCCAGGCAATATATTCAGAACAATACATTGCTTTAGTTGTATCTCCTTTTTCTACCCATTTACCTGTTAGCAATTCAATTGGTTGTCTTATAAGTAAACTTTCAAAGTCATATGCTGTATGTCCTACTTTTGTAAGTGCTCTTTGTGCAAATGTTTTTTCATTTACTAAGTTAGATGATCTGTGTACAGTAATATTGTAATTGTATTTTTTTAACCAATCATTTAATGGTCTTAGATTAACACCATCTTTTTGTGCATCTAATACATATGGTTGACCCCATATTTCTATAAATACTGCTGAGTGGCTAAATTTAGATTTAGTAGCTTTTTTAATTAATCTACTTAATAATTTTTTACCACTACAATGTAATATATCTCCTGTTTTTAAAAATGTAGGATTCATTTTATATTTTTAAGTTGAATGGTAATTAGTTTACCAACTGTATCAGATAACTCACCAATTTTAGTAGCCATATTCTTAATCTCTTGTTGAGTTGTTTCTGTGATCAACTGATATTTAAGTCTATGCTCTTGTTCAAGTAATTCTATTTTACCTTTTAATCTACCCTCTTCTTCTGTGTGAGCTTGATCATTAGATTTAAGAATTTGTACATCTGCTATTATTGATGTGTGTGTTGTCTTTAAAAAGTACCCTATAAGTGTAATAATAAAACCTATACAGAATAAACCTATTGTAATTATTGAATCCATAGTAATAAAAATAAAAAATAATATATATTCTAATATAGTTAAATTTTGCTAGATACAGTACACTTTTTTAAAATTAATCTGTTGATTCTACGGTTAACTGTGATAATGTGGCAGTTACAGTTCCAGCTAATAATAAATATCCACTAGCTGATACCAATATTGCAGGTAATACTACAGGAGAAGCAACAATTATTCCTCCAATTGTTCCTGCTATAATACCAATTTTTTGTATTTTTTTCCAAAATGTTGGAGTTTTAGCATCCCATCTTTTTTTTAAATCTTTCATAATCTTATTTTTTAATGTATAAATCTGCTTCTTTTCTTCTTCTCTTTAATAATCCAGGAAGTAACTTTCCACCTCCTGTAATATAATGGTTTATCCACCAATCATATATAACTGCATCAGTAGACTTTTTATTTATTAAACCAAATAAATCTTTTGAACTACCACAATTCCAACAAAAAGATACTAGTGCATCATATTGATTTTGGTTTAAAGTAACCTTTATATTCTTATCTACAGTAGCTTCATACTTAGGAAGCAACTCTAAGAATAATTCATTAGCTCTTTCTTGAGTAATTTTATCACTTAATTTAAACTTACTACCATCCTTTCTAGCTGTGTTTCCATACCCAATCGTAATTGGTAATCCACCAGTTCCAGGATCAACATAAGCTTTTAACTTACATCCTTCAAATCCCTTAATCAGGTCTATGCCTTGTTGTGAAGTTTTCATAATTATAATTCAAATTGGTTTCTGATTTCTAAAGGCACATTATCCATTTGCTCAAACTGTGCAAATAGTAATGGTGTCATTTCAGTAATAAAAGCTGGTGTTTCAGCAATTGCTACAACTTCATTTTCAAAAGTTTTATATGTTGCTATATAATTCT